ATAGCTGCCCGTTCCTTGTCGGTGAACTCCACCGTGTCTTCTTCGTCATCTTCTTCCGGCTCCACGTCTTCCCCTTCATCCGGTGGAAGATCGCCACCTTCATCGCCGCCGGTCATATCAGCATCGCCACCGTCCATACCATCGCCGCCCATGCCGTCATCCATTCCCATACCGGGCTGGCCTTCGCCTTTGGCCTTTTCTTCGGCGATCTGGCGGTCTTCGTTTTCAATGACATCTTCGGTTTGCTGTAAGATGTTCTGACGAATCCACATGTTCGAGACATACGAACCAACGAATTCTTGGACACCCAAATCACGGGCGAAATTGAACCGTTCGCGCATGATTTCCATCTCTTTCAGTTCGCTGAAATAGGTGTCTTTGAGGAATGAGTAAAAGATCCGTTGCTTGATGTAGTCCCAATCTTCATAGGCAATGATGCCCTTCAGCATCAATTGGCGACTCAGTAAGGTATCCATCAACATGGTGAATTTGCTTCGCATGGACGAAACAAACTTACCGAAAGAAATTTCATCGCGGGTCACTTCCGCCGCGCGGCCCAAACTGAATCCTGTGTCGGGTTTCAAACGACTCACCGGTACGTTGAGGGCCTGATACAACTTCATTTGGAAGTACTCCACGTCCGCCAATTCGGACAGGTTTGCACCACCTTGAAGCGTCTGGATTTCCGTTCCACGGCTACCGTCACGTCGCGGAAGCCAGAAGTCTTCCATCATCGAAAGGAACTTTTTGTCGTCACGAATCTCACCGGTCTGTGCGTCATAGACGATCTTGTTCCGGTACTGGTTCATGATGTCGCGGAGATACTGTTCGGCCTTCGTCTTCGGAAGATTTCCAACGTCGATATAGAAGGCCCGGCGTTCCGGCGCGCGGCTCATACGATAGATGACTGTAGCGTCTTCCATCATGCGGAGTTGGTTCAGCGGTTTGATCGCCTTGTGTAGATGGCTCAGAATGATCTGTGAGTTGTGATCGATGATCCCGCTGTGCGCATAGGCAATTGCATCCGGCGCAATAATTGCTCCACCTTGCCCGGCATTGGTGTAGTCAATGCCCATTTCGTTGAAGATGTAGTACTCTTGCATGTCCGTGATGACTTCCACGTTGGTGCTAGTCATCGCGCGTTCAATAGTATTGACTTTGTGGATCTTGCGCGGGTCGATGTAGCGAAGTTCCTTGATGCCGTCACGCGGGTTCTTCGAATCGATCAGAATGTGATAGTGCAACCGGCCATCGATGTACCAGCGCCGAAAGATGTCTTGCCCTTCATTGTTGAAGTTCAACAGACTCATGATAGTTTCATACTCTTCACGAATCTGATCCTTGACGCTTTCGGCATAATCGAGCTTGTCAAGCACCAAAGACACACTGCTTTGGTTCTCTTCCACCACGATGGCTTCGTTGACGATGTGTCGAATAGCAGTGTCAATTTCCGGCTGAATCGACATGTCGCGGTACCGCGTGATAAGTTCCGCTTCGTTGCGGACTGATCCATCCATGTCAACGAAGGTGCCGAACATACCGCCGGATTCAACAAGAATCGCGCCGTCCTGATTCTCAGGTGGAACGAATGACCGGCGTTCTTGCGTTTTGTTGCGCCGGTCGCGCCCGATCCTGAATCCAAACAATTTCAATGGCATATCGCAATTTATTTAGAACGACGTTTTGCAAGGTCCTGTAAATGTTGATGTTTGACATACAAGTCGGCTCCGTGGTATGATAAGCCATGCTTGTTGCGATCTTTGCCCGGCCCAATATCACAGACCCTTCTGTGAGAAGTGTGATAGCTTCATTGCTCGAACAACTAGACGCGGATGGCGTCCAATACCGGTTGGATGAATATGCCGCTGGTTACGTCGGTGGTCGGGCCTTTCCGATTCCCCAAGACATCTGTACCGGCGCGAATGCGGCCATCGTGTTGGGTGGCGACGGAACTCTCCTGACCAATGCCCAAAAGATCCCGGCGAATGTGCCCGTGCTGGCCGTCAATCTTGGCAACCTTGGGTTCTTGACCACAACCACATCAGACAAGATGATGCAGACCGTACAACGTGTTCTGAAGGACGACTTCGACACATTGGAGAGAACATTCATGGGTGCCCGCCTCAAACGCTTCGGTGTGGAAACCTTGTCCTTTGAAGCCATGAATGATGTGGTCATCAAATCGGCGGATTCCGGGCGGACCCTTTCCTTCAATTTGAGCATCGACCGTCAACCGGTTGCGCAATACCGGGCGGATGGCATTATCATTTCGACGCCCACCGGGTCCACAGCATATTCGCTGGCGGCGGGCGGGCCGATCATCTACCCCACGCTGAAAGCTATGACCATCACGCCCATCTGTCCCCACACCCTGACATTCCGCCCGGTCGTGGTCCCGGATACCGTTGAAATCGTCATCGTGGCCGATCAGTCGAAACTCTACGTCGATGGACGGGATGTCGCGGAAATCGACCGCAATCATGAAGTCGTGTGCCAGATCAGTCCGAAAACCATCAACCTCATTCAGCCGCGACACATGCCTTATTTCGACGTGCTCAGATCGAAGCTAGGATGGGGAGCATAAAAAGAAAACGGCCCGGCTAGGCCGGGCCATCTTCGCTGGTACCGCCCATGCTCTACAGACGGAACCGTCACTGTTCGTACACGTGGTACGTCAGCTAAAATTGATTTGTCACGCCCGATTAGTCGGTCGTGTCGGACTGCCACCACTGATACTGAAGCGTGATTGGCGTGTCGGAAATGCTGTCGTTGTCGTCCCATCCTAGATCGATGGAACCAACCTGCGACGGCCAAACGCCAACAAACTTGTAACGCTTGTTCTCCTGACCGGTCTTGTCATAGTGAACCATCGTCAAGTCAGACTGGTAGCTGTTGGTTTCGAGGGCATCCTGACGGCGAACGTTCAAGATGTGAGCGTTTAGACCATTCGACCACTCTTCGAATGCCTTGCGGATCAAAAAGTCTTCGTCATTGATGATCGTCAACGACAGTTCATCGAACGTGCGGTCGCCCGGCACCTTCAACTTGCGGCCAAAATACCCGACTTCGATGCTGCCAATCTGCTGACCGGGCATCTGTGCGGTCTTGCACATGAATTCCGCCTTCGATCCCGCCGCCGTACCACCGGGCACAAACGCGGGGAAGGTGATGAGGCACTTGAAGAGATTCTTCCGTGCGCCGCCATACTGGAATTGCGCGCGAAATTCTTGAACGTTGAAAGCCATAATGTGTTTATCCTTCTCCTGAAAGAGATTCGTCAGTTGTATTTAGCAACGACCAGCGCACTACCCCTTCCCCACTCCCTGTTCGGCTTCCTGTTGGACTTCCAAATCGAACCGAATGGCGTAATTGAGCACCACTGGAACAGGCACGCGAAGGTCCGCTGCGATGGCTGTTGCGCCTTTTGACGCAAGCTGATCCTTCAACCACGTCTTTGACAACAGCTTGTCCCGGACATCTTTTTTGATCGGCTCCGCGACCGGGATGTGTTCGGATTGCACCTTGACACATGCTCGTTCGCCACAGGTCGCGGCGTACCCAACCTTTCGAAAAGGGACTGGACGGATGTGGCAAACTGGACACCGTACAGGTGCCGAAATGCCATGAAGTACGCAATGAATTCGTTCAGCACGGCTTGCTGTCAACGGTAGATGAATGGTTGCGTTTACGATAGCGTCCCATTGGGCGGAAGCATTCTTCAAAAGCCATTTTGGATTGCACCGGCTAGATACCAGTTTTCCGTTTTTGATGAGTGTGGTATTGATCCATTCGACTAGTTGCATCCGTGACCCTTGCACCTATTTACCCTTTTCACATCCCCGGTTTGGTCTTATATGTCAATATGTGGTATGATGCTTCTATGAACAAGGAAACCCTTGAATTGACAGCGGTTAGTCTCTTCGATGAGTGTGTGACAAAGGTCAAACGACAAGAGCAAGTCGCCGCCGGATTTTGGTTGCACAACGAACTCAATCGAGGCGAAGCGCCCCGTTTCTTCGCCTATGGTTCGGCAATCTCACCCCTTCTCAACAGCGGCCAAGGAAAAGACATGCTTTTCGCGATCACCCGACACTGGATCGAATCCTGTCGCGCGGAAGCGGTCTATATCCACACCGAAGCGTGGTCTTTTCAGGGGAATGAGAAGTGCGATCAGTTAGAAGGCGGGTGGATGAAACACATCGACACCGGCTTCAAATGGTTGGTAGAGAACGGATATGGAGTTGTCCACCAAGTTCTCTTCATCGTCGCACAAACCCCGGAATGGACGACAGTCGTGTCGCGGAAATTTGAGGAAATGACCGTCAACGGGAAACGGATGTTGGTCTTCGCCGGGCCGATGGAGTCCCATACACAAGAGACGGAAAAGTACAAAGGTCGCACCAAAATGTTCGGTACGATCAGCGAACCCGAAGTGCAAGAATACTACGACCGGTTCGCACCGGAAGTCGGAAAGTATCTGGAGAACCTGACCCAAAATGAAAAAACCGCCGGGGAGTGACCCCGGCGGCTTGATCGTCTTTCAGGTTCAGGATTAGAACTTACCGACAACTTCGGAGAAGTCCACACCCGTGCGCACCGCGATGAAGTTCAACTGGATGTAGTTGATCGACCGGGCGGGCTTGATGTAGATGTCACCCACGAAGCGGTTGCCGTCGATGACTTCCGGCGTGTTGTTCGTCGCATCGCAGACCACGCGGAAGGCGTAGATACCACGGCGACCCTGTACGTCGCGCAAGTACGGTTCCACCATCGCCACGAATTGTGCGCGGGTGAAGTCGTCGTTGAACTCGAACAGAGTGTACTTCGCGGCCCGTGTGATAGCCTTGCGGAGCACGATGAACAAGCGGCGGACGTTGATACGGTCGAACGCAGACGGCTTCGTCAGCATCGTCTTGTCGCCGAAGAGCAAGGTTCCCTGACCACGTTCCGTCATGACACTGTTGATGCCATTCTGGTACAGTTGATCGCGGAATGCCTTCTTCGGGTTGAACGCCAAGCGAACGACGTTCTTCATGATGCCCCGGTTGTAACCGGCGGGCGACCACCAAGCGTCGCGTTCGTCGTCGGTGCGGGCGCAAAGGCCAGCCACGTCGCCGTTCAGCGGCACCCAACGGTACACGTCATTGTATACGTCGTACATTTCCTTCCAACCGCTGTCGATCACGCCGTAAGACGTGGACGGCAACAGGTTGCGGAATGCGATGATGTCATCAACCTCATGACCAAAGTTGTTAACCACCGACACCTTCGGCGGGCTGAGCAACACAATGCAATCCTTGCGGAATTCGCAGATGTCAATCAACTTCATCGCCACCGTGGAGTTGGCCGGGCCACCAAGGACCAAGCTGATGTCAACTTCTTCGACCGACCGGAACTCTTCGTATCCCAAGATGTATTCCTGAGTCGTGACGTTCGCATTGTCGTCCACGCCGCCGCCCAAATTGGAGGTCAACACACCACCAGACACATTCGAAACCGTGCCCGTAGCGGATGAAGTCAATCCGACCGGAACAAATCCGTTCACAAATGCTTTCTTGGTCGGCTTGATTCGCAACGTCGGAGTCGTCCAGTTGATAACCTTACCTTCCACCGGCAAGTAGTTCGTTCCGCCGTTGGTGACAGCCACAGCCGACACCGCGCCAGTCGAAATCGTGGCCGTAGCCGTTGCACCGGAACCCGGACCAGTGATAACGATGTTCGGAGCGCCGGTGTAACCGGAACCGCCAGAAACAACCGCAATCGAC